AACTAAGGATAAATAATGGCAACCACAGTAATCACAGGTCGCGATATTTCTCTATCTTTCACAGGTGGAACAGATATCGAAGCACAAGCAACAAACGCAGTATTGACGAAGGTTCTAGATCGTCAGACCTATCAAACACTTGATGGCGAGGCTTACAAGACCACTAACGTCACAGCTACATTCCAGCTAGATATGCTCGCAGACTGGGGCAAGGCTAACTCAGTGTGCGAAGCGCTCTGGACAGCCTGCGACTCAGCACCGGACACAGATATCACCATCAGCCTTACAGCTGCTACAGGTGCAGTTTTCTCATTCCCAATTAAGCCTTCTTACCCAACAGTCGGCGGGTCAGGTATGGATGCACAGACAGTCTCCTATACTTTCCTCGTGTCAAACGGCGCGGTCACAGAGACCTTCAGCTAAAAAATAGAAACGGGAGCAAACAATGCAACAGCAAATAACAATTAAATATACAGATGGATCCGAAACCACTTACATGGTTCGTCCTCCAGATTACGCCCGCTGGGAAATGACAACTAAAAAGGTTATCTCCCAGTTCGGCGGAATGTGGGACATTCTTTATGTCGCTCACAGCGCCATGAAGCGTGATGCAGGCGGCAAGCCAACCAAGACACTAGAGGTCTGGATGGAATCAGTCGCAGACGTCGAAGTAGGTGAAGGAGACCCAAAAGCCATCCAAGAGGAAGCGTAAGCCGACTCTTGGTGGAACTGGCAATAGCCACACAGATTCCTATGGATCAATGGCAAACTGCCGAAGACATTCTTACAGCTGTAGAGATATTGGAGCAGAGAAATGGCAAGTGAACTCGTAGCACTTGACCAGACTGAACTGCGCCAAGTGTTTAAGGCGCTTAAGAATATGGGTGAAGAAGCTAACGATGAGGCCAAGCGTCAATCAGGCGCTTTGGCTGAATTCGCTAGAGCAGAAGTTATCCAGAAGGCAAGGTCGCTACAAAGTAGCAAAGTTGCCGGACGTATCGCAGATGGTTCTAGGGTTAAGAAGTCGAGCCGCATTGGTGAGATTACTTATGGATTCGCATCTCAGAAGTTCTCAGGTGGGGCGACCACTAGAGATATCTGGGGCGGTTCAGAATTCGGATCGAACAAGTTTAAGCAGTTCCCGGTGTGGTCAGGCCGTCAAGGTCGAGGCTCTAAGGGTTGGTTTATCTATCCAACGCTTCGCAGGATTCAACCTGAGATAGTTGCTAGATGGACTGAATCATTTACCAAGGTATTGAAGGAGTGGGGCTAATGGCTACAGGTACTAGAGCATTAACGCTCAAGCTTCTTGCCGACGTTGATAACTTCACTAAGAACCTTAAGACAGCTGATAAGGACGTTTCTACCTTTGGCGATAAGGTCTCAGAGTTCGGCAAGAAGGCTGGGCTAGCCTTTGCAGCCGCAGGAGCCGCAGCCGTAGCCTATGCCGGCAAATTAGCCATTGATGGCGTTAAGTCAGCCATTGAAGATGCCGCAGCGCAGACCAAGTTAGCCCTTACTCTTAAAAACGTTACAGGCGCCACAGAAGCCCAGATATCCGCAACTGAAGATTACATAACAAAGACCTCACTAGCTGTGGGGATTACCGATGACGAACTTCGTCCATCCCTAGAACGCTTCGCTCGAGCTACCGGCGATTTAACTAAGGCACAAAAGTTACAAGCCGTAGCCATCGATGTAGCAGCAGGATCAGGCAAGTCTCTCGAGACTGTAACTAATGCCATGGCAAAAGCAGCAGAAGGCCAAACAGCATCGCTTGCTAAGTTGGGTATTGGCCTTACAGCCGCTCAGCTTAAGACTATGGACATGGATGCCATAACAGCCAAACTAGCAGACACTTTTGAGAACCAAGCATCAGCCAAGGCAGACACATTCCAAGGCAAGCTAACCAGGCTTCAGATAGCCTTCGACGAAGGCAAGGAAACAGTAGGCGCCTTTATCCTTACCGCCATTACGCCATTGGTTGAACTAATTGTAAATCGAGTAGTTCCTGCCATTGAAGCATTTACCAGCAATATAGGCGACAAGCTAAGCCCAGTTATCAAAGTTATTCAGCCAATTCTAGATGGTTTACGCAGCGCATTTAATTCAGTAAAAAACTCATTAGCCGCAAACAATGATGAACTACAGCCTTTCTATAACCTTATGCGAAATATTGCGAGTTTTGCAAAGAACACTTTGGCTCCTATCTTAGGCGAAATCCTTGGCGGAGCATTTACAGTTTTAGGCAAAATTGTCTCTGGACTTATTAGCACCTTTGCATCATTCGTTGACAAGATTACCAAGATTTATAACACCATCAAGGGCATCATCGATGCCATCAAGAGCGCTGGCAGCGCCGTAGGTAACTTCTTTAGCGGAGCGTCATCATCCGGCGGAGCATCGTTCTCTAATGCTTCATTTGCCACTTCATCAAGCAGTTCAGTCCCGGCTCTTTCAGCTGAAATCATGGATTCAGATGCTCGCCTAAGAGCCTTTAGCCAAGGCAGAACTACCAGCATTACAGTCAATGGGGCTATCGATCCAGAATCTACTGCTCGCCAGATAGTCGGACTTCTTAACGATTCATCAGCTCGAGGAACCTTGGGCGGCGCTGGAATCTACGCATGACCGCATATACACCTACCTACAAGGTTCTAGTAAATGCCGTTGAGTTAACCGATGTAACCCTTGCCAACCTTACGATAACTAGCGGGCGTACAGATATAAACTCCCAACCAGTTGCCGGGTATTGCCAAGTTCAATTATTAAATGTCAATAACGTAGCCTACGATTTTACTGTAGGCACAAGCATCACCATCGAAGTCACCGATAGCGTAGGAACATTTAAACCTATCTTTGGCGGGACTATTTCCGATTTCACCACAGCAGTTAATCGCTCAGGCAACCTTCAGTTTACAACCATAATCAACATTACAGCTTTGGGCGCTTTGGCTAAATTAACGAAGATAATCGATGCCGGAATATTAGCGCAGGATCAAGATGGCGACCAGATTTATAGTTTGTTAGATGGCTATCTTCTAGGAGAATGGCTTGATGTGCCAGCGGCTCAGACTTGGGCGACCTATAACCCTACAGAGACTTGGGCTAACGCTCTTAATTTAGGACTTGGCGAGATTGACCGCCCAGGCGATTTCCTAATGATTGCTCGATCTAGCAACGAAACCGACCTTTACAGCTTATGTGCTGCTATTGCCACTAGCGCCCTAGGGTTGCTCTACGAAGATTCCAACGGCAACATAGGTTATGCCGATAGCACTCACAGACAAGATTACTTAGCAGCTAATGGATACACGACGCTGGATGCAAACCACGCTAATGGCGTTGGACTTTCAGTAAGTACCCGAGCAGGTGACCTGCGCAATAAATTCGCCATTACTTATGGCAATAACGGCAATAGCGTTTACACAGCTGAAGACGCCGAAAGCATTATCCAATATGGGACTTATGCAGAAGCTTTCTTGTCTCTTATCAAGGACACAGCCGATGCCGAGTTGTATGCGGATCGAGTTATAGCCCTACGCTCCCAGCCATATCCAAGATTCCAAAACATTACCTTCGAGCTTGGTAACCCAGAAATTGATGATTCAGACCGAGACACCTTAATCAATATATTCACCGGATTACCTATCTGGATTCAAAACCTGCCTCCCAATATATCCGAGGGTTCATTCGAGGGATATGTCGAAGGCTGGACATTTAGAGCAAGCCTAAACAATTTGACCATTACGCTCAATGCGTCTCCGGTCAATTTCAGCCAAGTTGCTGTAAAATGGGAGTCTGTAAACCCAGCAGAAGCTTGGAACACCCTAAGTCCTACCCTGACTTGGCTTAACGCGATTGGAGCGGTGGCATAATGCCAACAACAACACCCAACTTTGGCTGGTCGGTACCTGTATCGACTGACCTTGTAAAAGATGGCGCTACAGCCATCGAGCTACTTGGCGACAGCATCGATGCTTCGCTAGTTGATCTTAAAGGCGGCACGACAGGCCAGGTGCTTGCTAAAGCATCAGGCACAGATATGGATTTTTCTTGGGTTGCTCAAGATGACTCAAACGCAATTCAAAACGCTATCGTCGATGCAAAAGGCGATTTAATTGCAGCATCGGCAGCCGATACGCCTGCACGTTTGGCAGTAGGTACAAATGGACAAATTCTTACAGCAGATTCAGCCGAGGCAACTGGACTCAAATGGGCTACACCAGCAACAAGTAGCGCCGGCTTAGTCAAAATTGCTAAAACTACATTTTCAGGGGCTACTTCTGCAAGTTTCAATGATGTATTTACTAGCACATACAATAACTACAGACTTATGATTCAGCTAGATTCGACAAGTGGAAATAACCAACCTGTGGCACTTAGATTAAGAGTTTCCGGCACAGATTCGAGTGCAAACTACAATTCTGCAACTTCCTACAATTCTGGCACAGATGTCGCTTACGCCTATCGCAATCTATCAGGCACAGATGATTTTAGATTGCCTGAAATTGATGACAATTACAGCAACGAGTGGTATGCCAGCATTGATGTATATTCACCACAGCAAACTAGAAAAACGGGTTTTATTTCGAGTAGTTACAATACGAGTTTATCAGGAAATGCATGCTATGAAATGACAACTGGAGTTCATACTTCGGCAACTTCTTATACAGGCTTTTCATTGGTTTCTGCTACTGGAAATCTAGCGGGCACAGTATGGATCTACGGATACGAAAACTAAGGAGACAAAATGGAAATCTTTGAGTATCACCACGAAACGGCTACATCTGAAAATATTGCATTATCTAAAGAAGAAACAAAGGCAAGAGAAATC